TGCTGCTGGCCGCTGTGGATGCGACCGCTGCCGCGCGCCCGGGCGTGATCGTCGCCCGCCACGCGATCGTGGTGGAGCGCGACAACCTCGTGTGGGGCGGCAGCCCCACCAACGCGCAGAAAGACGCCGCCATCGCGCAACTCAAGGCGCTGGGCATCCTGGCGCGCAAGACGGTGTAAGGAGCCATCGCCATGCTGATCAACGACTTCACCAATGCCGAGCTGACGGCGGCCATCAATGCGTTCCCCGTGCAGTGGGGGCGCATCGGCCAGATGAACCTCTTTCCTACGCGCGGCGTGCCTTCGCGCTCGGTGATCATCGAAGAGGCTTCCGGCACGCTCGCGGTGCTGCCCTCGCACGAGTGGGGCGGCGAGGGCACCACGGCCAGCAAGATCAACCGCCGCACGGTGGCCTTTGCGATCAAGCAGACGGTGCACGAGGACACGATCCTGCCGGGCGACATTCAGGACGTGCGCGGCTTCGGCATCGAGGGCCTGAACACGGTGGCTTCCGAAGTGGCCCGCCGCCTGCAGCGCATGCGCGCCAAGCACGACATCACGCTGGAGTGGAAGCGCATGGGCGCGCTCAAGGGGCAGGTGACCAACGGTGACGGCTCAGTGATCGCCGACCTGTTCCAGGCATTCGGCGTGACCCAGGTCTCGGTGAACTTCGAGCTGGGCAATGCGTCCACCAGCGTGCTGAGCAAGTGCGCGCAGGTCATCAACCAGATCGAGGACAACCTCAAGGGCGACACGATGACGGGCGTGACCGCGCTGGTCTCACCCGAGTTCTACAGCGCCTTGGTGGAGCATCCGAAGGTGCAGGACGCCTACAAGTTCCACAGCGAGGCCGCGGCGCGGCTCGGGCAGGACATGCGCGCCGGGTTCCCGTTCGGCGGCATCACCTTCGTCGAGTACCGCGCCACGGTCTCTGGCAACCGGCTGATCGCCGCCAACCAGGGCCACGCCTTCCCGGTGGGCACGGTGGACACCTTCGGCACCTACTTCGCGCCGGCCGACTTCAACGAGACGGTCAACACCGTGGGCCTGCCCTTCTACGTGAAGCAGTGGGAGCGCGAAGGCGGGCGGGGGATCGTGCTGCACACGCAGTGCAACAGCCTGCCGCTGTGCCACCAGCCCGCGGTGCTGGTGCGTCTGACCAACACCTGATGGTGGCGGCCATGCGCGTGCGCATCATCCAGACCGTGCAGCTGGGCAGTCAGACGCTCAATGCGGGGGTCGAGTGCGAGCTCCCGCAGGCGCTGGCCGAGGACTGGGTGGCCGACGGCATCGCCCAGGCCCAGCCCGAAGCCGCGCCGGCCGCTGAGGGCGAGGCCCAGCCGGAAGCCGCGCCGGCCAAGCCCATTCGCAAGAAGGGGTGATGCGTCATGCCCATCCTCACGCGCGCCGAGCTGGAGACGCGCCTGGGCGCCGAGGCGGTGGAGCAGCTCACCGACCTCGAAAACCTCGGCGAAGCCAACGCCGCTCGGGTGCAGGCCGCGCTGGCGGACGCCGAGGCTGAAGTGATGGGCTATGTGCGCGCGGCCACCACCGCGCCGCTGCCTGACCCTGCCCCCGAGACGCTCAAGCGTCTGGTGGCGATCGTGGCGCACTACAACCTGTGGCGCCGCGGCCCCGGCGTGACCGAGAGCAGCATGGTCTATGTGGCCTACAAGGATGCGCTGGTGCAGCTGCGCGACATCGCCGCAGGACGCATCGCCCTGTTCCAAGACGCGGCGGACGCTGCCGTGCCCGGCGGTGCGGCGGCCTGGGCGCCGCCGCGGCTGCTCACCGATGCGGTGCTGGCAAGGATGCTGCCATGATCGATGTGACCATCGATGACCAGCAGGTCCGCGCAGCGCTGTCGCGCCTGAGCGCGCGTGTGGACGATCTGCGGCCTGTCTTGGCCGACATCGGGCAGGAGCTGGTCACGCGCATCGTCGACACCTTCGAGCGCGAAACCGACCCCTGGGGCAAGCCCTGGCAGCCGCATGCGCAATCCACCCGGCGAGCGCGCGCGCGCCGCGCGGCAGGGGGCAAAACCGGCACCAAGCGCTATCAGCGTGCGCTGTTCGGCGCGATGCGCTTGCTGCAAGACACCGGTGCGCTGCGCTCGAGCATCGAGGTGCAAAGCGTGAGCCCCGACCAGGTGACCGTGGGCTCGCGCATGGCCTATGCGGCCGTCCATCAGTTCGGCGGCGGCCGCTCACGGGTGCCCGCCCGCGCATTCTTCCCAGTGCGCGATGGGCGCGCCGACCTGCCCGCTTCATGGGCGCAGGCGATCATGGACATCGCTCAGCGCCACTTGCAGGAGGCGCTGTGATGCTCGAGGTCGAAGCGCTCATCCGACAGCGGCTGGAAGACACGGTGACCGACCTGGTCGGCGTGCACAGCGCGGCGGCGCTGGGCATCGACGATGTGGGCGGCAAGAAGCTGCCGGCGGCTTTCGTGGTCAACGACGGCTACCGCGTGCTGGAGGTCACCGCCCACGGGGCGGCTGCCCGCATCGCCGCGCGCTGGCTGGTCATCGTGGTCGTGCGCGCCTTCGCACAGGCCGCCAGCGGCGAGCGCTCCCGCGCGGACGCCGGGCCCTTGGTGATGGAGTGCCTGCGGTCGCTGATGGGCTGGCAGCCGCGGGTGGGCGTGCAAGCCTTGCAGCCGGTGACGCCGCCGGCGCCCGTGTACCAAGACGGCATCTTGCTGTACCCGCTGGCCTTCGAGGCGGCCATGGCCGTGCAAGGAAGGGGCGACGCATGAAAGTCGAGCTGCTGGCCGACCACACCCACGCCGGGCGGCGCTACCCGAGCGGCCAGGTGCTCGATCTGCCGGATGAGCAGGCGCGGTGGCTGATCGGCCTGGGCGCGGCCAAGGCGCTTCAAACCCAAGACGGCCGGGCCGATGCACCACAGCGGCCTGCCAAACCCAAGAACACCACCCGCAAAGGAGAGTGAACGATGCCGTACTTTTCCGGACAAGGCCGCGTCTATGTGGGCGCGCGTGACGCCAATGGCAACCCGCAGGCCATGCGCTGGCTGGGCAATGTGCCCGAGCTCAAGGTCTCGCTTAACGTCGAGACGATGGAGCACAAGGAGAGCTACTCCGGCCAGCGTCTGACCGACTTGCAGCTCATCAAGGGCAAGGACGGGGAGTTTTCCTGCGCGGTGGAGGACTTCAGCATCGAGAACCTGGAGCTCACCCTGTACGGGCAGACCAGCGCGGTGAGCTCCGGCACCGTCACCAGCGAGGCGCTGCCCTCCGGCGCGGTGGCCGGCGGCATCTACCTGCTGGTCCATCAGTTCGTGTCCTCGGTGACGGTGCGCGATTCGGACGCTACGCCAGCCACGCTCACCGAGGGCACCCACTACCGGGTGCATGCCGAGCAAGGCGCGATCGAGCTGTTGAACGTGACGGGTTTCACCCAGCCGTTCCGGGTGGACTATTCCCACGGCGCGGCCCGCAGTCTGGCGATGTTCAAGTCCGGCCAGCCCGAGGTGTGGCTGCGCTTCGACGGGCTGAACACCGCCGACGGCAACCGCCGCGTGATCGTGGACCTGTATCGCGTGGCGCTCAACCCGAGCAAGGACTTCTCGCTCATCGGCGATGAGCTTCAGAAGTTCGAGCTCTCGGGCCGCGTGCTGGCCGACGTGACCAAGAGCGACACGGGGCCGCTGGGCCTGTTCGGCCGGGTGATCCAAGCCACGGTGTGAGGACGCGCGCATGAGCAATTTCGACCCGCGCGGCATCTGCATCGAGCCGATCAAGGTGCGCGACCTGCCGCGCTTTTTGCGCGCGGTGGAGCCCATCGCCGCGGACCTGGCGGCCGGGGACATCGCCGGCGCGTTGATCCGCCACGCCGAGGCGCTGATCGAGGCCACGGCCATCGGCGCGAGCGTGGAGCGCGCTTGGTTGGAGGAGCAGACGCCCGACGTGCTGGCCGATCTCGCCGCCCGCGTGCTGGAGGTCAACGGCGATTTTTTCGTCCGCCGCGTGCTGCCGCAGGTGACGGCCGCCGCCGAGCGGCTGGCCCGCATCGCCTCTGGTGGCACGAGTGGGTGGCCTGCCTCGTCGATGCCGGATTCGGATTCGGCGACGTGATGGACATGGCGTGGAGCGACGCGCGGGACTTCTTGCAGGCGGCGCAGACGATGCGCCGTCAGCGCTTGCTGGATGCGGCCGTGGCCGCACGCGCGGCTCAGGCGGACAAGAAAGACTGGGAGCGGTGGTTGAAAGAGGTCAGCGCAGCAGCCGGCCGATGAGGGCCGCCGCAATGCCAAAGACCAGCGCAGCGCCCACCAGCAAGACAGGGACGGCCAGCAGCCACCCGGCCAGAGTGCCCAGCGACGGGAACCACAGGGCCAGAACCAGTCCCGCGCCGAACATCAGAGCCAGCGCGGGCCCCAGGGCCAGGAAGGGATCGAAGCGTTTGGGATGACCAAGCATGGCTGAAACGGTAGCAGGGCTCAAGATCCAGATCAAGCTCGACGGCGCAGATGCCGCGTCGGCGCGCTTTGCCGATCTCGGCCGCATCAGCGGGGAGCTCAGGGGCCGCCTGGCCCAAATCGGCGAGGAGATCAAGCGGGCCCAGGCCGCCGGCGATCCCATCAGGGTCGAAGCGCTCAAGGCGGCCGGCCGCGAGATCGAGGCCGCCATCGGCAAGCTCGGGCGGCTGCGCGAGACCGCGCGCATCGAGCAGGCGCGCACGATCCTGGATGTGCGGCCGTGGCGCGACATCCAGCGCGAGATCGAGCAGGCGCGTGCAGCTTATGCGCGCCTGGCGGCATCCGGCAAGCTGTCTCTGGGGGAGCAGGCGCAAGCGTTCTCGCGCCTGCAAAGCAGGATCGCCGAGTTGCGTGCGCAGACCAACGGTTGGGCCGCGGCATTGGAGCAGGTCAAGGGCGCGCTGGTCGGGTTGGGATCCGGCGCGGCGGTGTTTGCCTTGGGCGTGCGCAACGCGGTCGCGTTCGAACAGGCGATGGTGGGCGTGCAGCGCGCCGCGGGCCTGTCCAGACAGGAAGCCGCCACGCTGGGCGCCGAGTTCCAGGCCATGTCCACGCGCATTGCCGTGGGCGCTGGAGACATCGCGCGCATCGCAGCAATGGGCGCGAAGTTCGGCGTGGCCAGCAAAGACATCGCCCGCTTCGCGGAGCTGACCGCGACGGCCGCGCGGCAGTTCGAGATGCTGCCCGACGAGGCGGGGCGCAGCCTGGGCATGATCTCGCGGCTGCTCGGTGTGTCCATCGCCGAGATGGATGCGTTCATCGGCATGCTCAATGCGTCGGCCGATGCCGTGGGCGTGGCCGAGCGCGACATCATCCAGGCGCTGACCCTGGCCGGCGCGTCCGCGCAGGAGTTCGGCCTGACGACCGGGCAGGCCACTGCCCTGGCCACGGCCTTCTTGTCAGTGGGCGCGACCGCCGAGCAGGCCGGCACGGCGATGCGCTCGCTGCTGTCGCGCTTGCAGGCTGCCGCCCAGGATTCGGGCGAGGCGGGGCGGGCGCTGCAAGCGCTGGTGGGTGACTCCAAAGCGTTCTCTCAGGCCATCGCCACCGATGCGCAGGGGGCGCTGAACCTGCTGCTCGGGCGGCTCGCCGAGCTGGGGCGCGAAGACCGCTTCGCGGCGATGAAGGCGATTTTCCAGGAGGGCCTAGACACCGAGAACATCGCCAAGCTGGTCGTCAAGCTCGATCAGTACAAGGCCGCGCAGGAGACGGCGGGCAAGAGCGCCGACGATTTCCGCGCCGCGCTCGATGCGCTCAACCGCACCGACCTGGGCACGCTGGGCGCCGAGATCCAAAACCTCAGAAACGCGGCCGAGAACCTCGG